TGCTTTTCAGCTACTTGTCTTAAATTAAAATAACCTTTAAATGTAGTTGGATGTGGGTCAATGTTGAATGTGTAACTTGTTGAACCTATTGTTACAACAACTTGAAATGACTCTGAGGTGCTTGTTACGTTGCTTCCTGAGAACTCAAATTCTATATCATTGAATGCAGGGACTATCCGATGAGGCCTCTTGGTTATTGTGATTGCCATGTGTCTAAATTATTTTTAATTACTTTACCGTATTCTTGTCTTATTTTCTGTGCTAATATTTCCTGTCGTCCGTCGTTAATTACTTCAGTAAAAAAGTGATTAGCCTTATATCCGTTCTTTGCTATTTTCCTTGATATTAAAAAAGCCAAAGATTTAGATGCTTTATCAAATGGCATCTTTTTTTCTTGAGCGAATTTACGTGCTATACCTTTTTTCTTTACCCAAGGTAGTATCTTATCTGAGGGTACCGGACCGGTTCCACGACCACCATCAACCCACTTCCAATACTCATTCATTGATACATCCATTTTTAAATCATCCTTTGGATACGTCAACTTGTATTTAATAGAAGCAGCTAACCTTGACTCCTGACCACCTCCGTAACTAACACCTTTATTTTTAAGTGATAATCTTAAGTCATTAACTAACTTAATCGCAAAATCTTCTATTATTTTATTTATGCTTTCCAAGTTCAGCCTCCCAAGCTTCAATGCTTGCTTTGTCTTTTAAATACATTAATCTGTTTAACAATCTCCTTACATTCCACTTCATTAATTCCTCTTCTTTGAATGGGTCGTTGTCCGTTACTATATTGAGTATGTGATACCATCCGTAGTGTGTTATTAATTTAGATTTAGTTCTTTCATGTGGTGGTTTATCTTCTCCATCGCTTGTTCCAAATAGGTCTGCATACGGGCGCTCAAGATTGTGGACACTTTGGAATAAAAAAAAACCGCCCCGTAAACATCGTAGCAACTTTTGCCCTTTATGAGGTCAGCCCTTCGGTTTATTTCATTCATTGAATCATCTTTATAGTTCCCCTCTTCATCTAACTTATCACTCTTAAATAAAGGCTTATACATTAAAGCTATTATCTTATGTAAGTTCTGTTCTGTTTGTCCGTTGCTAACATAATGCTTTAAAGATAGATAGCGTGAGCTTGAGAATTTAGAAACGTCCAATAAAGCCTTATAAGGATATCCATTTAACCAAATGATTTTCTTTACTGGTAACTTTGGGTTAGGTTGGAATAAAAAGCTTATTTGTTTAAAGTAGTGTTGAAGTTTCCACAAAGGTAATGACTCGTAATACCTCCTTGACTTATTTGTTAAATAAGATAATAAGCGTATGCATTTATCTACGTGGTCATCATCCGATTTTAGGATTTTGTGAACTCCTGCCAGTTGTTCTAACTTTATATCCTTGTAATTAGTTGGAATCATATTTATAAATACCTTTAATTTGTTTATTTGTCACATGAAGGTTACTCTGGTTTGGTCAAGCTTATTTAAAGCGAAATATCTTAATGCTGCTATTCCGTGGTCGTTTATTCCGATGGGTTCTCCAGTTTGGTTTCCGTTCTTGTCTTTGGTCCACACATATCCCCTAAATTCTTTTATTAAGTTAGTAGAACTTTCGGTTATGTTAATTTTATAGCGTTGTAGTTTGTCTATTGAATTACGTATTGAATCAGCCCCTTTTTTAGCTCCGTATATATTCCTGAATCCACCTCTGTAAATATCCTCTATACTCTTTGGTTCTGCTGAGTCCGCTATGATGTCCTTATACTTATCTACACCTAACTCGGTCATTATCTTTACTATGTCGTTATTTGTTAATCTTGTTTTGTAGATTAATTCTTTAATATAAAGCTCAGAGTTAAATTTATAAACTGATATTAATGCGGTAGGGTCGTTAGTAAATCCGAAGTCAAGCCCGTAGCCTAATAACTCAGCATCATCCGGCACTTGTTTAACTATTTGCCAGTTACTGAATATAACTCCGTCAATAACACCTATCTGACCAAGTCCATAGACCTTCCACCAATTAGCCCAGTATGTTGATTCTTTTGCCCTTTCACGTGCCTTTTCTATTTCCTTGACTAATTCACTATCTAAGGCTTCATTGTCCTTATAAGTCAAAATAATCATTTCAGCATCTTTGTCCGATAATAACTCCTTATGAACCCAGAACTCCGATGTTGGGTTATAATCTAAATAAATAAATCTACGTGTACGAATAGCTAACTGATGATAGCTTTCAAAGGTTATATTGTTACACTCATTAACAAATAAAACATCCCTACGTGCGCCCCTTAGTTTATCTGATTGGTCAGCGGAAAAGAACTCAATATAAGAACCATTTGTAAAATCATATCTTAATGTGCTTCGGTTAAATTGTTCCTCTCTAAATATATGAGTCCAATCCATTATCTTAATAAAGTCCTTTAATGCACCACGTCTTAAATGCGGTATTGACTCCGATACTATACTGATTTCGGATTTAGGTTTTGCTATTGCGTAATCTATTAATAAAGGAATAATACTAAATGTCTTGGATGAGCTTGTACCACCCTGTACTATCCTAACCCTTTTGCGAAGTTTAGATATCTTCCGCTGGGCTGTTGTTCTCTGGAGTGTCAAGGTCTATTTGTTTAAATATTCTTTGCTCATGGTTTATAACATGGTCTACCTCTTCTTTTGGTTTGCCATAAACCCTATCAAATAATACGTCTAAAATATGTATAGAACCTTTCTCAAAATCCCGTGTGGCTTTTTTAGCTATTAATGAAACCCAAAACGGTAGGTCATCATTCTTTGCTAATTCCATTAACTCTGATTTTGTTTTGCCTAATATAGTTTTTATAATGTCCTGAGTTTGACTCTTGCTTAGTTTTAAGTTATGTTCGGATAAAAAGTATTCCGATAAGATATTCTCTACCTTCTTTGGTCTGCCATTAGGGTTTGCATTGTTTCCCTTTGGGAATGGTTTTAAATTTTGTTCGTTTGCCATAATCTCACGATTGTTTCACGATTACTCCGTTCTTCTTGATAATCAATGTTGGGTCAAGTTTACGCATTCTATCTACTATAACTTGGCAATATTTGGGGTCTAACTCCATTCCATAACATTTGCGCTTAAGTTGATGTGAAGCTACCATAGTTGTTCCACTACCTAAAAATAAATCTATAATTATATTATTTTCTGAACTCCAATCTTTTATAAACCAACTTGCTAAATCTATTGGCTTTTGTGTCGGATGAACTCTCTTATCACCTTTTTCTATACTATCAAAACCAACCCATCTTTTCCAAAATGTAGCTTTTTTATGTCTTTGTTTACTCCAGCATATTTCAAAATCATTGCCTATCATTTCAGAATCTGCTTTATCTCTTTTTTGCCAAACAAATAATCCACCCCCAATTGGCAATTGATTAAAATAATAATCTGCACCCCACCAAAATTGCTCTTTTACATATTCAAATAAAGCGTAGCATGTCAAAAAATCAAACTCTTTATCATCACCGATTACTTTATCCCATTTATAACCTTTTGCATTAGGACTTTTTTCTGTTCCTTTTAATTTGGAATAATCTGTATCTAAATTCATCCCATAAGGAGGGTCTGTAAATACCATATCAGCTTTTTGTTCATTCATTAGCTTAGCCACTTGGTCGCTATCTGTACTATCGCCACAAAGCAATCTATGTTCGCCTATCTCAAATAAATCCCCTAATACTATATCTGTTTCAACACCGCCATCTGGCACTGCAAAGTCATCTTCTTCGGCTTCTAATACTTCTGGCTCAAAATTTGGTATATCTAAACCCCATTCAGTTAAAAGTTCTTCATCCCAGTTATTAGCCAAATCATCCCAATCCCATTCTCCGTATCCTACGTTATCTTTGATTATAAATTCTTTTCTTTGTTCTTGAGTCCAATTATCCGCTAACATAACCCATGAGTCCGGTATTTCTTTAAAGTTTAATTCCTGAAGTGCTTTTAATCTCATGTTACCTCCAAGTGGGTACAGCTTTCCGTCAACATCTGTTACGCAAACAATAGGGCGTTTATCCATCATTTCGGGAAAGTCCTTAATTGACTTTACTAATTTTTTAAACTTGTCATCTTTAATTATCCGAGGGTTGCTCGGGTTTGATTTTAAGTTAGTTAGTTTCATCCTTGACCTCTTGTTGGTTTTGGCATAAAAAAAGCTCTTATTTGAAATTCATCATTCACCTTTTAATAACTCTCTTTGTTTTAAAAGATAGTCCGCTAACCACATGTATTCCTCATTAGTTAGTTTTTGAGGTAATCTCAACGGACGACCAGAGCGTTCCTCTTTTAATTGTTCAGCGATAATATATAACCTATCCGCTATTGAGTCGAGTTTATTTAACTGTTCAGTCATTCTTTTTTTTCTTTTTATTTTCTTGAGTTGAATACCATACTAACATATCCGATATGCAGTCAGGACATCCGTTAATCTTAAATCCGGTTGTTTCCTCGTAGTATGAAATTAAAGGTGCTACAAGTCCGTTACCTACGTTAATTTTTTCTCCGATACTTAACCAAGCGTCAAAGGTTTGTTTGTGTTGGTTATAGTAATTTAGTGATTCAGTTGAGTTCATTTTTAAATCTATTTTTTATTATTTCAAATCCTTCTTTATATCTTTTAGAAAGTGTATTACGTCCGATACCAGTTTTGCGCTCGATACTACGTAAACTTTCATCCTGAGCCTGAAGGGTTATAAGCACAGGAACTAATGTTTCTCTATTTTTTAATATGTCGTTAATTATAAGTGAAGCTTGTTCTATGTCGTATTCGCCTTCTGGGTCCGATGGTATGTCCTGAGTTAATTCTAAATTACATACCTCGTTTAATAGTGAACTTTTACGTCCACGCTTTGACCAAAGATACCAGATAGTCGCACAGCATAAGTTTTTAAGGTTATCCCTATCCGAATACTCTTTAACTTTATCAGGCATTTCAACTAACTTTAAATAAAAGTCATTGAATAGGTCATCGTGTAAATACCTACCACGATACAAGTTCCGACAGAAGTCCCTATAAAATCGCTCATTCTCAGTAATATGACTATCTATTAGGGTTTTGACAGCTCAAAATTATAACAAATATAGAAAGTTAGTGTAATTTTATTGGCTTGATTATCAATAAGTTATATAAATAGATTAAAATTTAACATATTTGTTAGTTAGTTATTTAATATATATATG